GCTATCATGTGGATCATTTGTGCCACAACACCAGCTGTCAAAATCCGCTCCATTTGGATGCTGTGACCCCGGCTGAAAATCGACGGCGACAAACAGAGCGCAACAGACAGCAGCGCAAAATGAGTAAAGTTTAATCTTTAAGTACAGGAAGAACAATGGAAGAGAAATGCATCACTGATCAAATGGTAAACGTAGCTAAAACGCGCGTGCTTTCAAGATATCCCCGCGCGATTACTGAATACATGTATACACAATCGGGATGTGAGGTGTGGCAGATATGGAATTGTCCGCGGTTGCCTATATGGGCATATGATGATCCAAACACACCTGCCCGCATATTGTTAGGCTTAGGGCGAAGTGAGAGCAACGCATGGATAAATGCTGATATGCAATGCTAAAAAAAGTTGACAACAACACGGAGGAATTATGAACGAAAAACGGAGTGCTTTTGACTGGATCATGTTTTTGGCCATCCACCTGATCCTGATTGGCGGAATCAGCTACGCGGGATTTCAGATTTACGGATCACGGCTGGGTGTCTGGGTAGCAGCGTCGGCAGCGGTGGCCGGACTGACATCAGCTTATCTCTACGCCAAGATTGTCCCCGGCGAGACGATTATGAAAGTCCTGCTTGGCTTAAGCGTCGCAGCAAACGCGGCGTATATGGTGCATAACGGCGCAAAAGCTATCGGGATCAGCGCATTCAACGATCAGCAGATCCGCAAGTATGAGCTGGGAATGGCAGCGGCAGCAGGGGCCACGACTCGCAGGATTGCCAGTAGCCTCGGGGCATCGGTGAAAGACGCCACGGCCCTCGAAAAAACCTTCTCCGATGGCGTGTCGACTGTGGCAGCTCTGCTGGCTTTTGTGGAGATGTCGCTTGCCATCATCTTCTTTGCGGTGGCATCGAAACGCGTAGGGGACGCCACACGTGGCAATCAGCCGCCACAAGCATCAATGCCATTGCCACAGACCCCGCAACCGATGGCACCACCGCTCCCCACGCGTGGCAATCTGGGTTTCTCGACTGCCGTCCAGAATGGCAATTACGCGCCAGCGCCACAGACTCGAGATGATGTCCCAAAAGCCTGACCCCGGAGCCGATCCGGGGAACCGCACAGGCTCTCCACGCTTCGCCACGGGTGGCAATAGTCACGTCACCCGCGGCGATTACACACGTGGACACGGAGCCCGACCTCGAGGTGGAATGGCCCGACGAGATCCCAGACATCTCCACGGGTGGCAAGCCGCAGATAGCACCAGCATCAGAGCCGCCACCCGTGGCAGATGAGCCGCAAGGCGTACAATTGCCACCTGTGGGAATCGCGCTAAGTGTTGATCACGTTAAAGTTAGCGAAAACACGTACGCATTCCGGCTGCGCTGGTCAAATCCTGTGGGAGTGAGTCCTAAGCGACCAGCGATCTATTTCCAGTGGGTACACAAGACCGTATTTGATATGATCACGGAGGACAAGCAAAGTTATGGCAGATTCAAGCAACAAATTATCAGCGAATTCTCTCAGCAGCAGGAAACCGTTTGAACCGATCAGCCACGTGTGGGAAGTCCCCGCTGCGCTCTACGAATGCCGTCAGCTTGCCATAGACGGCAAGAACCTGGCACTGGTGGCACTTCTCGAGTCGATTATCCGCGTGGCAGGGGTCGACGCCCACACGTGGAGCAACCTGCCACAGATGGCAATTGCCACAGGAGAGTAATATGGCAGACGAGCAATCGTTGATTGTGGGTGGATATGGGCGGCTCAACGAGCTGCCCGTCTTCACGTCGAGCGCGTGGGAAGATCACGTCCAAGCGTGGCTGGATGCAGAGACGGCTGCCACAGAGCAGAGATGGCGACAGGCGGCCATATGTGCAAGCGTGGTGACTCACTACGGCGAGAAGAGCGTCGAGCAATTCGCGCAGTCTGTGGGCGTGCATCCTCGGCGGGTGTATGAGTATCGGGCGGTCTATACCCTGGCGCAGGAATTCGGCGTTCGTCCGCCAAACTTGCAGTTCTCTCATTATGTCGTGGCGTCCTCAGCCGATCAGCCCCTCGAGGTCCTCGAGGCCGCGGCTGAAAATAGCCTCTCCGTTCGCGACGTGAAACGATTGATCGCCGACAAGCAGACCCCGCCCGTCACCACTTCCCTACCCGCAATTGCCGACAATCCCGCCGTGATCGAAGCTTGGCACAGATACCAAGAAGCAGGGCGAGAGCTGATCCGCGTGGCGGCCGTCACCGCTCCGGCGATCCTCTACGCTCTCGAGGAGATCCAATACGCTCTGGAGATCCCCGAGCAGACCGTGGCCGACCGGATTGTCTACGCCATCGAGACGCAGGGACTCACGGAGCTGGATACGATCGCGCAGGCACTCGGGCAGGATCGCGAGCGGGTCAGGGTCTGGTTGGCGCGAATGGTCGAGGCCGGCACGCTTAGCGTCAGGCGGCAGGAGCTGGACGAGCGCGTCCCAGGTGCTCGAGGGCCAGCTCGAGTCTATTACAGCGTGACAAGCGGAGGTGGCCATGATGTTTGATAAACCCTTATTGACTGAGCAGCAGGTGCGGGATGTGTTTGGCTTGCACTCGACCAGGCAGCGAGGACGGGTCAGAGCATTCACGCCACAGCTGAATCTGCATTGCCCCCAGTATGGCATCAACACCCCGGTCCGACTGGCGGCATTCTTGGCGCAGATTGGCCACGAGTCGGGATCACTGGCTCATCTGAAAGAGATCTGGGGACCGACCGATCAGCAGCGACGATATGAGCCGCCGAGTAACCTGGCGGCGAGACTGGGCAACAACACGCCAGGGGATGGATTCCGCTTTCGTGGCCGTGGCCTGATTCAAATTACTGGCAGATCCAACTATGAGCAGGTGGGCGCGGGGCTGGGCGTCGACCTGATCCGCCAGCCGGAGCTACTCGAGCAACCAGATTATGCCGTCGCCTCTGCTTGCTGGTGGTGGCAATCGCGAGGGCTGAATCAAATAGCGGACGCAAACTCACTGGCTGCCTTTGAGCGAATCACGCGAATCATCAACGGTGGGATGAATGGACAGCCTGACCGAGTACGAAGATGGGAGCTCGCCAAAAAAATAATTGTGCCGTGATAGTATGACTCCGGTGCAAAGTTGGAATTGTTGTTGTTTCCTGTCGGTGGTGGCCTTTGCGCCACCACTTTTTTTATCTGGAGGGTTGTAGATGAATACTGTGGTATGGGTAAAAGGTCTGATTGCGGCAGTGATCGGCGGCGTCGCCAACTCGGTTACGCTGATGATCGCTGATCCGCTGAATTTCAATCTGGGTGAGGGTATTAACAAGCTGCTCACCGTGGCGGCAACGTCGGCCATTATTGCGGCTGCGGCGTATTTGGCGAAGTCGCCTATTCCGGAGGTCAAATAACGTGCGAAACATCATTCTTGGACTGGTCGTCCTCATCGGTCTGAGTGGGACAGCCTGCAACGACAAAGGCAAGCAGTTTGCGGCGACTACTGATCGCGTTGCCGGGTACGTCGGGACGGGCCTGATTCTGGTCGATCAGTATACCTCGACTGGCCAGATGTCGGCCGAAACCGGCGTGGCTATCGTGACGGTCCTGCGCCAGGTCAACACGCTCAACGGCCAGCTGGTGACGGAGGCCAAGACCTACGTCCAGCCAGACGGGACGCTTGCCCTGACCGGTGACGGGCAGCAGAAGCTGCTGGCGATCCTGGCCAGCTCAACCAGCATCGTCAACACGCTCACCAACGATCCGCGAGTGCTGGCCTTGCCGGATACCCAGAAGACGCAGATCAACGCACTGGTGGTCAACCTCGGCGCAACAATCGCCACTCTTGGCGAGCTGGTTAAAACCGTAAAGCTGGTGAAGGGGGGTAAATGAACAACCTGATCGATACGCTAAACACTCTCCCGGCTGTCATCCTGCTTATCATCAACGAGCTGCTGAAAGAGTCGGCGCGAACGGGCAAGACTCCGGAGCAGCTGCTCGAGGAGGCTGGTCTCCAGATCGCGGCCAATGAGCAGAAGGCCGCCGACCTGCTGGCCAAGCTCAAAGCGTAGCTCTCAACAAATCCCCGGCATAGGGGCTGGCTCCCGCTGGGCGTATAGCCTCACGCCGGGGAACTGCGGAACCGCCAGCCCACCAACTACACAGGCAATAAAATGATCCCCGAGAAAGTGACCCCGATGGATAAAGAGTATGTGGACGTTACGGTAAGCAGTATTATTGCGCTGATTGCGGGGTGGCTGGTCAAGTCCTTTAACTCTGCCAGCCGAAAAGAGGTCGAGGAAATACGTCAGGAGATGCGGCACCTGGTGACCACACGGGCCTTCGACAAAGAGCTGGAGGGCATCGAGGCCAGGCTTGACCGCATTGAAAACAAGATCGACGAGATTATGAAGCGGTAACAAGGGTAACAATGAAAAAGAAGGCTGCAACAACTAAGACGAAAACGCCGCGTTCCCCCGTGGCTCCGTCACCCAAGCGCATAGATGACAATCAGCTGCGCAAAATGCTGACAGACTCCAACGGCAACATCAGCCATGTTGCGCGATTGCTAGGCGTGTCACGCAAAGCCATTCACGCGCATATTAACGCCAATCCAGAACTACAGCAGATCCTCGACGACGCCAGGCAGACGATGCTGGACGAGGCCGAGAATGCATTGCTTGCCGCTGTCAGGAACCAGCAGGGCTGGGCCGTTTGCTTCACGTTGAAGACCATCGGCCAGGAGCGCGGATATCTTGAACGCGCCGATCAGAGCCATTCAGGAAGTGTGGAGGTAGTCATCCGCCGTGAAGACCGCCGCAAGTAAGACTATTGAGGTGATACTTCCCTCTCTGCATCCTGCGCAACAGCAGATCATCGACGAGGCGCGACGGTTCAACGTCTTGGCTTGTGGGCGTAGGTTTGGCAAGACGATGCTGGGCATTGACCTGATAATCGACAAGGTGCTTGATGGTTATCCGGTTAGCTGGTTCAGTCCCACCTATAAAATGCTTGCTGAAGTCTGGAAAGAGATCGTGCAGACAACAAAGCCGTTACAAACGCGCGTGGCAAGGCAAGAGCATCGTGTCGAGCTGATCACCGGTGGTGTGATTGATTGCTGGTCGCTTGATGCGGCTGACAGTGTGCGTGGTCGCAAATATGCGCGGGTAATTGTCGACGAGGCCGCGATGGTGCCCAATCTCTATGATTCTTGGCAAGCTGCGATTCGCCCCACGATGACCGATTATGTGGGCAGTGACGCGTTCATGCTCTCAACTCCAAAAGGCGTGGACTTTTTCTTTGATTGCTTCAGCCGTGGCGTTGACGATCAGCAATCCGACTGGAAGGCATGGCAAAAACCAACCAGCGAAAATCCATACATAGATCCGGCAGAAATTGAAGCAGCAAGACGTGAGTTACCAGATCAAATCTTCCGGCAAGAGTATCTGGCGGAGTTCTTGCAAAACTCCGGCGCGGTATTCAGGAACATCGATGCTTGCCTTCGTGCGGATAGCGGCCAAC